ATTAAAGATATTTGAAAGATTTTTAAATTCTATCAAGTAACTAATTTTTATAAATAATCCCGTTAAATTTACTCTTAGGAGAAAAGATGTCAGTCGAGGCTAAAATTAAACAGTTGCTAGAAGGCAAAAAAGCCGAGCAACTTACAGAGGAGCAGATGGACGTTACTGCTGATGCAGGCGTCAAGGCTTCTGCTAATGTTAAAAAAGATACTTCTAAGTCTTCAGTTGCTGCTGTTGCTGGTGATGCCACTGCTCCAATGCAGGGTTCATCTGAAAAAGCAACTTTTGATGACATGGAAGAAGATGAAACAAATCTTGGCGCTAAAGCTGCTGCCAGTGTTTCTAAAGATACAACTCTTCCCACTTCTAAGGGCGATGCAAAATCGGTTAAGACCCAAGCAATGGAAGCAGTTGATGTTAAGTCGGAATTAAATTCTATTTTTGGCGAAGAGTTATCTGAGGAGTTTAGAACCAAAGCCACTTCTATTTTTGAAGCTGCTGTGATTGCTCGTGTTAATGTTGAGATGGAGAAGGTTACTTCTAAACTCGAAGAGCAGAATCAAGCTCAAATTGATGAGTTTATGGGTTCTATTGTAGAGAAAGTAGATAGTTATTTAAATTACGTAGTCGAGCAATGGATGGAAGAAAATCAAGTTGCTGTCGACAGCGGTTTAAGAACAGAAATTAGCGAAGAATTTATTTCTGGAATGAAGAAGCTTTTCAAAGAAAGCTATATTGAAGTTCCAGAAGAAAAGTATGACGTTCTCGGCGATATGTCCGACAAAATTGATACATTGTCGTCCGAACTGAATGCTACTATTCAGGAGAACGTTGAGCTTGTCAAGAAGTTTAATGACTTGAAGAAGCAAATTGTTTTTGAAGAGCAGACTAAAGACCTTGCAGCAACAGAGGCTGAGAAGCTCAAAAAGCTTGTCGAAGGCGTTGAATTTGATAGTGAAGATCTTTATAAAGAAAAAATTTCTGTTATTAAAGAGAATTACTTTCCAAAGAACGCTAAAACAACCCCTGTGCCTGAGACACAAGTATTAGTTGAGGACTCTAGCAATGAAGCTCCTGTCGAAGAGGACGGCGTGATGACAAAATATGTTTCCGCTATCTCGAGATCTATCAAGTCTAGATAAGTTATAAATAAAACTATAATTTAAAAAAAGGAGAAGTAAAAATGTATCTTTCCGAAACAGCAGTCAAAAAATGGAGCCCAGTGCTTGAGCATGGCGAGCTTCCTGAGATCAAAGATAACTACAGAAAGCAAGTTACTGCAGTTCTTTTAGAGAACCAGGAAAAAGCTCTTCGCGAAGAGCGCGCAATGATGCAAGAGGCAGCTCCTGCTAACAACATCGGTGCAACTGGTGTCGACACATACGATCCTATTCTTATTGGTCTCGTTCGCCGCGCTATGCCTAATCTCATGGCTTATGACATTTGCGGTGTTCAGCCAATGACAGGTCCTACTGGTCTTATTTTCGCAATGAGATCTTTGTACGGCACCACTCGTACACCTGACACCTCTATCACTGAAGCTCTTTACAACGAAGCTAACACAGCTTGGTCTGCTTCTGGCTTCAACGGTGCAGCTCAGTTGGCTTATGGTGGTCAGCATCAGGGTACAAACCCAGTTGATGGCACATATACAACTGGTAATGCTATGTCGACAGCTCTTGGTGAGGCACTTGGCGATGCATCTACAAATGCATTCGCACAAATGTCTTTCTCTATCGACAAGACCACAGTTACAGCTAAAACACGTGCATTGAAAGCTGAGTACACACTCGAGCTTGCTCAAGACTTGAAAGCAATCCATGGTTTGGATGCTGAGTCTGAGCTCTCCAACATCCTCTCGCAAGAGATCATGTTTGAGATCAACCGTGAAGTTGTTCGTAAGATTTACACAGTTGCTAAACCAGGTTCTCCTGCTACTGCAACAGCTGGTACATTCAATCTTGATGTTGACTCCAATGGCCGTTGGTCTGTTGAGCGTTTCAAGGGCCTTCTCTTCAACATCGAGCGTGATGCTAACCACATTGGTCAAGATACACGTCGTGGTAAGGGTAACATCATCGTTTGCTCGGCAGACGTTGCTTCTGCTCTTTCGATGGCTGGCGTTCTCGACTACGCTCCTGCACTTTCGACCAACTTGAATGTTGACGACACAGGTAACACATTTGCTGGTGTTCTTAATGGCCGCTTCCGTGTTTATGTTGATCCATATTCAGCAAACCTTGGTGCAGCTAGCCAGTTCTATGTTGTTGGTTATAAAGGAACTTCCCCATATGACGCAGGTATTTTCTACTGCCCATACGTTCCTCTCCAGATGGTTCGTGCAGTTGATCCTAACAGCTTCCAGCCAAAGATTGGCTTCAAGACTCGTTACGGCATGATTGCTAACCCATACGTTACACAGTCTAACGGTACAGTTGATGCAGATACATTTACAGCTGATCGTAACCAGTACTACAGACGTTCTAAGGTTATCAACCTCATGTAATGAAACTGGCGTAGACCAGTGTTTAAGAGGGACCCTTCGGGGTCCCTTTTTTTATCTATAAATAATGAAAAGGAGAGTTGACATAAATGGCTTTTACAGCTAACATATCAAATATTATTGCAGACGTAAACCTAACTAGTGGTGCTTCTGTATATAATTTTTTAAGACCTAATGCATTTAAATTTGTGATTAAGGATCTTCCTCATGTTGCATATACCTGTCAGTCAGCTAATCTTCCTGCCCTGCAGCTTGGCTTTGCTACACAGCCAACACCCTTTTTAGATCTTCCAGTAATTGGTGACAAGTTAAACTATTCAGAGTTTTCTATCCGTTTTCTTATTGCAGAAGATATGGTAAACTACAGGGAATTGTTAGAATGGATGATTGCATTAGGATTTCCGGATAATTACAATCAGTATAGTGGATTTGTGGGCGAAAGATTGAGTAGGTTTCCCTTTTACAAAAATATGGCTGGAGCTACAGAAGCGTTGGCTTATTCGGACGGAACCCTTACAATCCTAGATTCAGCTAACAATCCTAAGACAAATGTGATATTCAAAGATTTATTTCCTGTATCAGTAGAAGCATTAGATTTTGATATAACAAGTTCGGCAGTCGATTATTTTGTTGGAATTGCTTCTTTCAAATATAGAACTTTTGAAGTGGAAGCGCTGTAATTAACTTTATTTTGGAGTCGTTATGGGAGCACAAACTAAACAGATTACTCTTAATCTGGATGAAGTCCGTCAGAATAAATTCTTTATTGCTACCCCCTGCTATGGTGGTGCATTAACAGAACCTTATTTTAGATCAGTAGTCAAACTTATGACATTTTTTAACGGTCATAAGATTCCTCTTGCATTTGGAACTATTGCAAATGAGTCTCTCGTAACAAGAGCTCGGAATGTTTTGCTCGCATACTTCCTTAATTCTGATTACACTCACCTACTTTTTATTGATGCAGACATCGAATTCAAGGTAGATGATGTCCTAAAGTTATATGCACACGATAAAGATGTTGTGGTTGGTGCATATCCTAAAAAGGGTGTCAATTGGGCTCATATCAAAGAAGGAATTCTTATGGATCCTTCCAAAGAACATACACCTCAACAGATTGGTGCTTTGGGCTCAGATTATGCTGTTAACTTTAAGTTTACGAATCGTGAAATGAAGCAGGTAGCTGTAGAAGATGGACTAATTAAACTTCACGATGCCGGCACAGGGTTTATGATGATCAAGCGTGAAGCAATTCTTAAGTTAATTGAAGCATACCCGGATATTAAGTACAACAATGATGTACAAATGGGTGGCGTAGATCTTAAAGACAATTTTTATGCACTATTCGATACAATGATTGATCCAAAAGATCGTCGTTATTTGTCTGAAGATTACACGTTCTGCCGTCGATGGCAAGATATTGGTGGAGACATTTGGCTTGATCCATCAATCTCTCTCAATCATTATGGTTCATTCTGCTTCCAGGGTAATCCAGAAATGATTATTCAGTTTGATGCGCCTGCTTTGACCTCCCGCGGCGTAACTAAAGCTGAAGACGAAGAACTAGTGGATATTGATCTAGAAAAACTCTAATGAAACTTTCTGAGATTCAAGAGGAGTGGAAAAAAGATTCTCAGATTAGTGAAGTAGATTTAGGAAGAGAATCTCTTAAGACTCCTCAATTGCACTCAAAGTATTTGACTTTTCTCTCCAACGCCAAACTGAGGCTAAGGAAAGAGGAGTCAAAGTACTTCAACACAAGAAGACTTAAATACAAATACTATAGAGGGGAAATGGCTAGAGATGAGCTCGAAGAGCTCGGTTGGAGCCAGTTTCAGGGCAATAAACCTCTAAAGAACGAGATGGATGAGTATCTGCAGTGCGACGAAGATTTGATAACTTGTATGGATAATATCGAATATTTAAAAACATCCATCTATACTTTAGAGCAGATTATTCGCTCGATCAATTCTAGAACTTGGGACATTAAGTCTGCAATTGAATATGTGAAATTTACCAATGGTAGCTTTTGAAATTTAAAAAATGCTAAATAGGTATAGGTTACCATCTAAGGATACTTATGCTTATTTACAAATTAACAAATAAAACAACTTCAGAATTTTATGTAGGAAAAACTACTAAAAATA